AAGGTGCAATGGGTTTAATAACTAAAAAGAAATGACAACAAAATGTGTAAAATGCGATTGCATTTGTCACTGTTGTTCAACTTGTATGTGCGAATGCACCATATGTGAACATGAAGAAACAGAAACTAACAACAACAGTTCCTCCTAAAAAAGGACCAGTCTCACAAGGGTTGAAAATTAATTATAAAAAGATACAAATAGTTAAGACAAACAAATAAGGATATTCTTAACTATGAAACACACCTATTTTAAGATACCTGGGTGGTTCAATTACTCTGAAACTTACGACATCGTTGTAGATCAAATAGCCGATGATGGTGTCATTGTAGAAATTGGATCTTTTCTAGGTAGATCAACACACTATCTTGCAACAGCTCTTTACAATGCGGGAAAAGAAGATGTAAAAATATATTGCGTTGATACTTTTGAAGGTTCAACAGAACACGCTAGTATAAAACTACCAAAAGATTTCTCATCTATATTCAAAGATAATTTACAATTTTTTATTGGAAGAAATATGGTTGTACCTTGTCAAGGTAGATCGGATTCAGAAGAAATTTTAAATCAATTTAAAGACGAATCTGTTGATTATATTATGGTTGATGGTGCACATGAATATGACGCTGTTGAAGATGATATTATCAATTGGTGGCCTAAACTAAAACAAACGGGTGTTATGGTTGGTGATGACTATGCTCTTAATTCAGTAGCTGAAGCAGTAAAATCAGGCTTAGGTAAAATGCAAAAGAATAATTATGGAGTTAATCAAGGTCATGAACAAACATGGCACTGCGCTAAAGATGGACAAAACAAAGTTTTTGAAAAAAGAATACCAGGAGTTAATGCTTACGTATGAGCATCTTTGTAATTCATAATATTCAAAAAGAACTAAAAACACTCAAAGAACAACTTTATGAACATTTGACACAAGGGGTTGAAAACTTTGAAGATTACAAGTATATTCAAGGAAAGTTACATATGCTTGACATATGCCAACAGGAAATTTCTCGCCTGCTGGATCAAGAGGAGAAAATAGATGACTAAGACTTTATATGTCCCTGAGGACATAAAGAAAAAAATGGCAAACCCTTCAGAGGGTGTAGCAGAAGATAAAAAAGAATTAGAAAAACTTCCACAACCTGTTGGTTGGAGAATTTTAGTTTTACCTTTTAAAGCAAAAGAAAAAACTAAAGGTGGAGTTATTCTAACGGATAAGACTTTAGAAGATTCACAATTAACAGCGTCTGTTGCTATGGTTTTAGCAGTCGGTGCAGATGCATATCAAGATAAAGAAAAGTTTCCTAATGGTCCTTGGTGTAAACAAGGTGATTGGGTTGTGTTTGGCAGATACGCAGGATCTAGACTTAAAATTGAAGGTGGGGAAGTAAGATTACTCAATGATGACGAGATACTCGGCACAGTGGATAATCCAGAGGACATACTAACAATACTATAACATGGGAGGTACCATGCAAACAGAAATAACATCTGCTCAGAAAGACAAAATGGTCGATCTGGATACGTCAGGTGAAGGTGCTGAAATAGAACTTGAAGATAAGTCTCACGGCACAGTAAAACCCGACACGTATGAAGAAGTAAAAACTGAAGAAAAAGATCCCTTAAATCCTGAAGTTCAGGAAGAACAACAACAAGGTGAAATGGATCAATACTCAGATAAAGTCAAAAAACGAATTGATAAAATGACTTGGAAATTGAGAGAAGCCGAAAGAGAAAAAGAGGCTGCTTTCGTGTATGCTCAAAATGTTCAAAAAGAACTATCGGAAGCTAAAAAGAAAACTTTTGACATTGACAAAGGTTACATGTCTGAAAGTGAAGTACGAAATAAAATGGCTTCTGATCTTGCACGTCAAAATTTAATAAGAGCTAGAGAAGCTGGTGATTTTCAACTTGAAGAAGAAGCTCGCCAAGCTTTAACTAAATTAGATTTAGAGGCTGAAAGAATTAGAGTTACAAAGTCAAAAAAAGAGCAAGAATATGAACAATTTCAAAAAGAAATTGATCAACAGCCAATTCCTCAACAATCACAAAATAGACCACAACCTTCATCTAAAGCATTAGCTTGGGCTGAAAAGAATACGTGGTTTAGACAAGATGAAGAAATGACTGATTTTGCTCAAAGAATCCATCGTGGTTTAGTAGCAGAAGGATTTGACACTGAATCAGATGACTACTATGATGAATTAACTAATAGAGTTAAAAACAAGTTTCCAGAATCTTTTCAAGATTCGGATCAGGCTATCAGAAGCAACAAAATCGCCCAACCCGTTGCCTCTGCATCAAGGTCTGCAACCAGTGGGCGCAAATCTGTTAGGTTAACTCCTAGTCAGGTAAAAATAGCAAATAAGCTTGGAGTTCCTCTAAGTGAATATGCTAAGTACGTTTAGGAGGTACAACATGACAGATAATAAAACACCAAGAAGTGCACAAACAAGGGCAACCGAGGAACGTAGAAAACCTTGGCAGCCACCGTCTCAACTAGACGCACCACCATGTCCTGATGGATATAAGCAAAGATGGCTTCGTCATCGTGTAAATGGAGCGGATGATACTAAAAATATCAACGCTAGACTTAGAGAAGGCTGGGAATTAGTCCGAGCCGATCAATACTCTGGTAATTTATACGCTGCATATAATGGAAGTATCAAAGCTTATGAGGGTGTCATCAGCGTAGGTGACTTGCTATTGGCAAGAATCCCTGCAGAAACTGTTGCCGAGCGTAATGCTCACTACAAGCGAAAGACTGATCAACAGACTGAAGCTTGGGAAACAGATCCTTTAAGGGAGCAACATCCAAGCATGCCTGTCAATGTTGATAGGCAGAGTCGTGTGTCTTTTGGAGGTCCTAAAAAGACCGAATAAAGCACACTTAATAATAAAGGAGAAGAACTATGGCAAATCAAGCTGGATATTACGGATTCAAGCCTGTCAAGATGCTCGGTGCTGCTTACAATGGTCAAGGCCAGAATGAGTACACAATCGGGAATAATGAAGGTTCCGCAATATATCAAGGCGACCCTGTAATTTTGGTCGCAAATGGTGCTATTGATGTCGGTTCAACTGCTGGTGCTGAACTTATTGGTATTTTTAATGGTTGTGAATACACTGATCCAACAACAGGTAAACCAACTTGGAGTAACCACTATCCAGGCAGCATAGCAGCTGATGATATTAAAGCATACGTCATTGATGATCCGAATGTAATATTCGAGGTCAAAGTTGACGACACTAACGGCGGTCAAGCGCAAGTAGGTACAAACTGTAACATCGCAACATACAGTGCAGGTTCATCAATTGATGGAATCTCAAATGTTGTTGTTGATGGTAGCACTTTTACTACAAACGCTGGCGCTAATTTTAGAGTTGTAGGTTTATCAACTGATGTTGATAACTCTGACTACACTGCAGCAAATGCAGCGATTCAAGTTAAGATTAACTTACACTCACTAACAGATACAACAGGTATATAGGAGGTTAAACTATGGCTATATCTAGAAGTCAACTCGTTAAAGAGTTAGAGCCAGGTCTAAACGCACTATTTGGCCTGGAGTACGGACGTTACGATGCAGAGCATTCACAAATATTTGATACAGAATCTTCCGACAGAGCATTCGAAGAAGAAGTAATGTTATCAGGTTTTGGTAATGCGAGAACAAAGAGTGAGGGTGGGTCAATTGTTTATGACAATGCGACAGAAACTTTCACAGCACGTTACACACATGAAACAATTGCACTTGGTTTTGCAATCACTGAAGAAGCTGTTGAAGATAATCTTTATGACAGAATCTCAGCAAGATACACAAAAGCACTTGCACGTTCTATGGCAAACACTAAGCAGGTTAAAGCTGCAAACGTATTAAATAATGCGTTTGACGGTAACTTTGCTGGTGGTGACGGCGTTGAACTTTGCTCTGCAGTACACCCAATTGTAGCAGGAACATTCGCAAACGAATTAGGAACTGCTGCTGACCTAAACGAAACTTCATTGGAGCAGTCTTTAATAGACATCGCTGCATTTGTTGACGAAAGAGGTTTATTAATCTCAACACAGGGAAGAAAGCTTATCATTCCTTCTGAGTTACAATTCGTAGCTGAAAGACTTACACAGTCACAGTTAAGAGTTGGAACAGCAGATAATGATATTAATGCCACAAGAAATATGGGCATGATTCCTGAAGGTTATGTTGTAAACCACTACTTAACAGATCCAGATGCATTCTTTATCAAGACTGACATTCCTAATGGATTTAAGTTATTCCAAAGATCCCCAATTAGAACATCTATGGAAGGTGACTTTGACACTGGTAACGTAAGATACAAAGCTAGAGAGAGATACTCATTCGGTTTCTCAGATCCTAGATGTGTATTTGGTTCTCCAGGTGCTGCATAGTCCGCACAATAAATAAACTCATGAGGGGGCTTTCACGCCCCCTTTTTTTATGGTACTTTATAACTTTATTAACCCTATGACCCTTCGGGGACTATTAACAAAAGGAGATAGACATGGGAACAACTACATTTTCGGGTCCAGTAAAAGCTGGCACGATTAAAGACACAACAGGTATCACTATTGGTACAGATGTTAAAAACACAGGTTTTGTTGTAATGGGACAATCAGCATACGCTGATATCATTGGAGCTTCTCACTTGAACCAAGTGATAGCAACAATCCCTGCAAACTCACAAATCACTGATGTGGTATTAAACGTTACAACAGTAAATAATGATGGTGGTGCTGCAACTGTTTCAGTAGGAACAGTAGCGGATGGCAATGCTTTTATTGATGCTGCAAATGTTAAAGCACTAGGTACTACTTATGGTACTCTTGACACAGAAGCTTCCAATGTTGGCACAACTGATATTCAAGTTTTAGCTGATTTTACAGGAGCTAACGGTGATGCAACAACAGGTAATGCAACAGTAACTGTGAAATATTTACAAAATAATTCAATAGCACTTGCTGGTGATATACCTGCTTAAGGAGATAAACAATGGCTGATTCTGACGTAAAATCAAAACGCATTACTGCTACCGGCTCTGTCGGTGTTGGTCCTGCACGTATCCGCCAGATAC